CCCGAGCAGGTCAGATTCCCAGCCCAGCCCAAGATCTGCACTTCGGCGTCCTGATTGATAGCGTACCGTTTGCTCGGCATCAAGGCCACCATATTCCGGTCCCTGTGCGGGCGCAGGAAGATGTACTTGGTGTTGAGCATCCACGCAGTGTCCGTCGGAGCGAATCCGCCGATACCACCGTCCAGGACGCAGTCGGCGTCCATGTACTTGATAGTCGGGAATCCCAACTTGCCGACTTCGGTGCCGGTGAATCGCTGGAGACTCTGCAGACTGGCGATGTACATATTCCAGAACCCGGAATCCATGGGAATCAAGTCGGGGCGATCACTGCCACGGACGAGACTTGCCCACGCGAAGTTCATGAGATTCTGAATGTTGGCCGCCGTGAGGTTGCCGCTGTTGACCACAGCCGAATCGAATTTGCCTGAAGACCAGAAGGCGAAAGAACCGGGATCGATACCACCGTAAGTGCCCACGCCGCTCTCGAGAACCGCGAGGTCGAGGCCTTCCAGCTGCTTACCGCCATCGCCGGTGCCGTCGGAGTACACACCTTCGGAAAGCTGGTTCACCATTGTGGACTCGGCCACAGAGAGGCGACCTTCCATCAGATCGATCATACGTTCGCGGCCATTGTTCTGGAGCATTTCCAGACCGGACATGACCACTGGAGTTGCGAGTTGCCGGATGTTGTACTCGGCCGCGCTGATGACGTCCTGCGCTGCCACGGGCAGGAGATCATAACCGCTGTACCACCCCGCGTTGGAGTTTTCGGCGAAACTGAGTTCCTGGTAAATGATGGATCCGCCACCGAACGGCTTCACGTTGCCCCGATCTTCGAGGCGCTTGAGTAGCGCGTTGTTTTTGGTGACGTTATCCGCGATTTGCCGCGTACGACTCTCAATGGTCGTCGCGATGATGTCGGATACGTTTGGAAATGCCACGTTAAAGTCTCCCAATAAATGGATTGATACCTACTTGGTTTTTCCCGACTGGGCTGGGCTGTGAACCCTTTGCTGACGGGACTCCCCAAGCGGGAGACTAATCTATGGCACTAGCATCGAAAGAAGCTTCTAAGGCTCCACGAAGTGATGTAGTTCTATTAGTTGATTCACGCCCGGAATCCGGTGACGTGCTCTCAACCCCTACACTCTTCGCCTTTGCCGCTTTAGCCGCCTCGTCTCTTTTCTGAGCTTCGCTTTGGAGCTTACGCTCTGAGACGATCTTTGCTATGTCACTGTGCAACAATATAGCACGGTCGTAAGCCTCTTGTAAAGTCATATTTTGCGAACGCATTGCTGCGGCTTCCAAGAGGTTAGCCATGTCACCCTTTACATCCATGTAAAACTCATTTTCAGGTTTTGCTTGAAATTCCTTAATTTCATCCTGAATACTCGCCTGAGTTTGTTCAGCACTCTGCACTTGCTGATTCTGGTAAGTACTCATGAATTGATTAACAGGAGCTAACGCTTTGTTAATGGCGTTTACTACGTCAGAGTTAGTTCCACCAGAAGCAGGCGCGCTTTGGATCTGTTTGGTAAGAATATCATCCAGCTGACCCACATCCACTCCATACTGCTGAATAATGCCAGCAACAAGAGCGGCCTTTTCTGGAGCATTTGCATGGCGCAGATTGTGAGCAGTCATCAAGTAATTTTCAAAGGCGTCCATAGGCTGCACGCCTCGGCTGGCAATTTCAGCCCGGTATGGTTCTACCTTAGCATTAAACTCCTTTTCCAGTTCGCGGGCACCGTTAGCAAGTTCCATTCCCTTGGCAATATCTACTTCACGGCGGATTACTTCGGCCTTTACTTCCTCAGGAAGCTCCTTCCAGTACTTCTCCCGCATAGCGGGTTTCCACCCATAGGGGGCGGACAACCCATCGGATTCTACTACCTCTCCATCGGTGGTTTCGGAACCGGCACTTTCCTCTGTACTGGTACTTTCATCGCTTTCTGGTGCTGCTCCTTCTGCTCCGGTATCGACGGTACTTTCATCCCCCTCAACTTCCGCGGATACCTCGGAGCCTGTGGCGTCTCCCTTGTCGGGAACGTTTTCTCCCAATGTCTCTTCGACCACGCCAGCGGTTTCTTCCACAGCACCTCGATCAACAGATTCAGTATCTCCATCGAAGGCTTCCTCTAGTGATTCTTTTAAAGTAGACATTATGGTGGGTCTAACCTCGCTATTGTTTGTTCTATAGTTTCACGACGTCGTCTATTGTCTTTTAATTCTTCATTACGGTGGTGGGTCTTCCAATGGTCGGTAAAGTCGCCAGCCGTTGTGAGGTTATTGCGGCGCATGTACTCCCGGTGTTTAGCACGACTGCTGATATCGGTACCGTCAGTTGCCTGCATTCCGTCGTAATGCCGGTCACTAATGAGAGCATCAGTGTCGGACAAACTTCTACGGGGTGCGTAGTAGTCATCATCTACTTCAACCAGTTTGTACGTGCCGTCTTCTTGCCTACGTTGTATCCAGCGCTTTCTCACGAGCGATGCTCCTATCCTGGGCGGCTTTCGCAGCTTGCTGCTCCATTTCCTGAGCGTGCTCTTCACGGTCCTGTTGCATTTCTTGGCTATGCTCAGCAGCATCTTGGCGCATATTCATCTGGCTTTCCATAGCCTTCATACGCGCTTCCATTTGCTTCATCTGCATGTCCTGCTGCTTGGCCTTAGTATCCATAATCGCTTTTTGCTTAAGAACCTCAATTTCTGCCTTTTTCTTCTCTGCCTCAGGATCAGGCGGAGGCGGCTGGTTCATTTTCTCCTGGACTGCCTTCTGTGTCTCTTCGACCGCTTGGTCAAGCACGCCTTCCATTGTTCGGGCGTTCTTGAAACCAGCAGCCGCCCATTGGAGAGTTTGTAATACCAACGGAGCGAAGCGGGGCTCCGCCTCGATCGCCTGCCAAGACTGTGAGATAAGCTGCCCCATCGCCGTAACATACTCCATTCGTGACTGTCTCTCGAGCGCATAGTCCGGAATCGACATCGTGTCACTTTCCACCTCCAAACGAATTTGCGCAACCGGCGTATTCTTTATCATTTGAACCGCTGGCTCTACTTTCTCATGGTCCACCTTTGGAGTCTGCATGATGAGCGACTTCTCAACAATAGTTTCAGGCTGCCAATGCTTGCTGATGATGTCAGCTTTGATCCGCATCGCTTCTGTAACGAATTCCGCAGTTTTGCCCTGGAGATACTGAAGTCTAACGGAACCATACTGAGCCTTCAGTTGTTGCGCTCCCAACGTCTCTCGCGCGTTGGTGTTGCCCCGCATAATGTCACTGATACCAGTTAGTTCGTAAATTTGACTGATGCAGTCCTGCCGGTACTCCTTTAATGCCGTGATGGTAATAACGATCTGATCGATCGGTATCCAGTCAATCTGACCCTTAACGCCCCCTTTCTCTGCAAACATCGCCCAGTTATCCACCGGGATGAGCGCGTTCTCAGTACCCTGTTGAAAAAGACGTTGAATTCCTTCAGCTGTCTTATCATATACGCCCGCAGCCTTACACGCCTTCGTAAGAAAACCGATCCTCGTGTTAAGCGCGTCAACTTCTTCATATTGATCCTTTACCATGTAGTAATCAGGGCGGGGGCAAAGATTTGATGTGGTGTGGGTGCCCATGAGGGGTTTCGGGCATGGAAAGAAACCCTCAATACCCATTGGGTCTTCTTTTTTGTCTAAAAGCCGCTCAATATCCGTTGTAGCGACCCAGTAGACCATTTTATTCGGCTTATTCCAAATCTCCCAAACATCGGCGGTCGCCTCCGGACGGATTTCCGGTGTCACACGTTGCGCCCCGACCCGGTCGACATTTTCGAACTTGTCCGTATACGATAAGCGTTCCGCTTTCGCTCCAAATCTCTTTCGAGCCGCTTCCTTGGTCATGTGCGCAAGGCGGGCCACCCACCGGCACTCTTCCCACACTCGGCAAGGTGACCATAGAAAATCCTCCCAGTAAATCCAATCCGTTATTGCTTCTTCATTTGTAATTCGTTCATATTTTATCGGAGTATCAGGTATTGTTTGCTCTTCAGTTTCTACGCTGTACCTAATCCAGACCTGCCCCAAACCAGGAACTAACCTGTCCTCCATGGCATAGGAAAACGCGGCATCCATGTCACCACGGGGGCGCTGAAGTCCCTGATTAAGCAAACGCTCCAAAATTTCAGCCGCAACCCGGCCTATATCGTCGGTATAGTCATCCCATGTGCGCTTAACAGTTGGGGAAGGCGGGTTTGCGTAGAGTGCGGACATGAGTACGCCGGTATTGGCCCAGAATAAATTGTATTTCCGAGATTGCTCGTCATTAGCTTCTCGATCGTCAATATACCGACGAAGTGTCTTTCGACCTCTTTCATGGAATTTCTCCACTGCTTTTTGAGCAATGGCAATCTGGTCCTTCCAGTACTCAAAGTCGTATTTGGGTTTTCCGAAGTCCGCACCTAGTTTTGCCTCACCAGCATCGTTGTTGGTACGGTTATCGCTAGCACCAAGAGTCTGTTCTGTTTTTGAATCAGTTGCCATATTATTTCCTAGTGCTTCGGATCAAATTCAACGTGTATATGCGTCTTTTCTAAGACAACATCAAACTGGCCGCGCAAACGATGGGCAATCAAACGGACGGCTTCGGGGGCGTGGTCCACTTCGTCTAAATCCGGATGGGTGCGAAGACGTAGCGTCCAGCGTCGATAATCAA